GCTAAGTATGATAGTTGGTAGTCGAAGATAGTCTCTCGACTCATAGAGGCACACGCCATGAACGTGCGGAGGGTTGGAGTTGTTCCTACGGGCTCTGTCTTGCTCCCGCAATAGGGGCAGACTGTCGTTTGGTATGTATCAGTCGGATGCATAGGTTTCCCACCCTACACATAAGTCCCAACGGATTGCCCCCTCCCTGTCTCATGCCCCACCCCACAGGTGTCGCCCATTTTTGTAGGCTCGTACATGAAGCACAGTAGCGCTTGTAAGATAAAAGATTTGTCGCGAGACATCTTTTAGCTGGGCGGAAAGAACACAGAGCTACTGCATCTGTGTACTTTCTGCATCAAGCGCGTTAAGCTGTGCTTCATAGAGCCTTCAAAAAGCGACACTCTGCTGAGAGCAGCCACCAAGTTATTTTTGCCTAATGATAGTCGGCGCGCAGCGCCTAACTACTACACAGGCAAAAAAACGACGGTTACACTGCTGCTCGATTAGACTCCTAAGTGGGGCATGAGACGGACAAAAAGGGGCAACAGAGTTGGGACGGGGCGCAAGGGTCGGGCCCCCTATTTTTGATTCATCAATAGCCGCGTAGCGCTAACTACAACAACCAAAAATATGGGAGAGTGTCAGCCAACAAGCTCCAAGAAATGAGGAAATAAGTGAATTGGCATGACCGCCAATTTGCTTATGAGGAATTTGTTGAAGGAGCGCAGCGACGGAGTTGTTGGACCTGACGCCTTGCCCTTGTCGCCATGTGTGGGTGAACGCAGTGAATCCCAATGAGGAAACCAGCAGCAGAAAAAAACCCCAGCGCCTTCTCCCTTGCGCGAAGCGTGTCGCAAGTCGCACCCGGCTGGAGGCCTCACTGGCTGCTTAGTGGAGCTACTGCATCCACTGAGCCCGTCTTGTGGACTTGTTGTGCGACTCCGGGTGGCTGGGCCACACGGCAGCGCAACACGGACTCAAGACAAAGGCATCCAAGGACATTCCTTGGCTCCCGCTGAGCAAGCGTCCGGCTGAAGGCCCCAGAGGTATCTAGGTGCGTGATAGTAAAAAACGCCAGCACAATCAATCACACGCGAACCACCCCAAGGCTGCGCTTAGGAGAGGCAACGGGCTCTTCCAATGCGCCACTTTAAGCCCGTCCAAGGGCGCGCATTGGGCGGTCCCTGTGCGTCCCAGCGCGGAGGAGGCAAGTAATGCCTACGGTCTGGCGCGGAGGAGCGAGGAGAGCGAGGTGGATTCCGGCAGCGGACGGGGGGTATGGGGGGCGGCCCCTAATCACGCTAGAGCGTTACCCTCTCAGATATTTTCACCTAAACAAAGGGCCCTGAGTTCCTTGAGCAAGCCTGTAGCTTTCTCATCTCCCTCTAGGTGTTCAGAGAGCTTCTCCAAGGTGCTCTTGATAACAGCCCTTTTGCTGATGGTCTGTATTTGACCCCAGTATTTTGAGACATCAATGACCTTCATTTTGCTTCCCTTTGAGTTGCTCTTTCCAGCTAAGAGCTTTTAGTCCCTTTTTCCTGAGCCAGTCGTCACACGCTTTGTTGACCGAAGAGGAGAGACCACGTAGGTAGTCGGGTTTCCTGTTAGTTCGGTCTCGTCCTTTGTCGTATTTACCTCTTTTAGAGCCCATTGGTTTCACTGGAAGCGTTGCCCCTCAGCCCTCGTTGAGAGGGCCAAGGGACTTTGCGTTACACACAACACACAACACGCAACAAAACGTAGGTAGAACCTGTCTACGGACAAGCTCAAAAGTCTTTTTTGGCTACTCTGCGCCTCCTTTGTCTGGAGCGCACTTGGCGTCTGAAACGTCTTTTCATTTTATGTTTGACAAGGGGTACTCAGGGTTACACTATGAGTGCGCTGTTGGTGGGCTTATAAGTGCTAATAACCACTTATAACTCACATTCCACATCCATTATAGGTGGATTGTTATTATTGTCCGTAGGACAACTCTAAGTGTACTTAGAGCGTCCCCCGGTCTCCATATATGCCCTCTCTTACAACCTCCACACCCTTATAATGGCTGGAGCGGCTAGGCTCTCTACTGCTGAGACCACCTGTTCTTCTATTTTTTCAGAAAGGACTCTGCTTGTGTTGAACGATATGCCAGCCAAGTCGAGGGCACAATGGATCACTTCGTGAACTAGCGTAGCTCTGAACAGCTGTCGGTCCCTTAGGACGCTAACGTGGATGTTTATGCACCGCATTTCGGGGTCATACTCAGCGAGACGACCCGGCATTTCTTCTTTAATGTGGACTGGGATGCGTATACCAGCCACATTGATATGGTTTGGGGGTTGTATAGTGGCCATTTTCTCACATCCAAGTGGTTTGTAGGCTTGATTTACCCGTGTAGGACTCCTCAAATCGCCTTAATTCCTCGTCTAGAAGGTCTACTTTACGCTCATTCATGCGCTTATCAGCGTCCTGAGCCATCTGTTCTGTCCAATATGCGACCGCCATACTGAGTGCATCAAGGCGGTCATCCTGCGTAATGGCCCCTCTTTGGTTCGTTAAGCGGGACATCTGGTAGATTAGCTGGTATTTCAGCTGTGATTCTAGCGGATACGTCTGTGCGCTTTCATAGTCATGTTGTATGACTTTCGGGTCAACCACCAGCCTGTGCTGGTTCATCACGGGTTCTAGGGTATCGATGATTCTTTTCTCTTTCTGGATGTTGTGTCTGACTTCCTCGATGGTGCATGGGTGAATCTTGGTAAGGATGGGCTTGAAAAGCTCCACGAACATCCCGTCCCCGAAGTTACTTTCGACCACGATGAAGTTCACTTTCTGTTGTTTGGCCTTTATTGAAAGGGCCTTGAGGACCTCGTCGCTATATCCGCCTTGGAGACCCCCGGCATCTACCACGTAGAGGTATCCATTGAGCATCTTGACGATGGCGTATCCGGTCTCATCCTTGCCCCGTCCTGAGGGGTCGATAGCCATCACAGAGCCTGTGTATGGGATGTAGTCCCCAAGGACTTCCATAGGGCGGTAGAATCTGTCCCCTGAGAGCGCCACATTGGGCACAGAGGAGTCCCACTCCAGTTTAGGGTCTCTGGCCCACACAAGCTTCTCAGGAGCCACCTCGGGGTCCACAGACATCACTATGAGGTCGCTGGTCTTCAGCGGGAACCTCTCGATGTCGCTCAGGCGGGTATCCAGCATGAACTGCATGGCGAACCCGGTGCGCCCGTAGGACGCTTCTCGCTCCGCTAGGTCGATGTCAGAAAACCTCAGGGGCTCTGTGGTGGCCCCTACCCTGCTCTCATCAACACACAACTCACTAACACACCCGTCATACCCAGTCTCATTGACCTTTTCTGTGATGTATTTAGCAGGCCAAATGCGTTTTTTGTATCCCCGCTCAGTGAGCTTGTTGTAGATTGTGTCCTCGCACTGTGGTGTTCCAAGGAACAATATCTTGGAGTCAGTATCGGGCTTGATGATTGCGTCGAACTCCTTGACCTGTTCGCCAAGCTTGTCGCGCATCCCTTGGGTGGCGCTATTGCCCACCACCTCAATGTCGTCTGCGACGATGATGTCAGCCCGTGAGCCCGTCAGTTGAGACGTGACTCCCAAGGATTTGACGGAGGGGGCGTGGGAGGCTGGCGCGGGTCCGACGTCAAAGCTGATTTTAGAGAATCTTTGTTTTTCACTTGGTCGCAAATGAGCGAGAAGAGGCAACTCATGGATGAGTCTAAGTGTAAAAGTGCTGAAATCGTCTGCTCTTGTTTTTGACGCAGAGACAACAAGGATGTTTCTTCTTGGGTCGAGCAAGAGCTGGTGGACAACGAATGCAGAGCATATCCAACTTTTACCGACTCCCCTAAAGCCTTCGATAATAGCTCGTCTATCTCCTTTTTGCATGTAATCAGCGATTTCATATTGAATAGTAGTTGGGTCTGGTAGGTTAAGCTCTTTCCATACTATGTATAGAAAATTGCGAAAGTCTTTCAGCTTATCTGGGACTTCCATAGGTTTACTTGTTGTTTCCCCTGTTTTTCTTCTTACTCTGAATCCTCAGGTTAGAGCGTTTGTTATTCCTCGGGTTGCGGTCCTTGTGGTGAACATCCTTGCCCTTCAGCTTACTCTTACCCTTCTTTTTTATCATCATGCGTCTCGCCTTATTGCGGCCAGCGCGCCTTTTCTTTTGGCGCTTACGCTTGTGGTAAGTGTCGTACTCTCTTCTGTAATTTCTTTTCTTAGCCATTTGCTGCCTCGTCGAAAGGTAAGATTTTCACAAGATTCTCCATCGGGTTGTCCTTCGACAGACCCGCATGGATTCCATTGTCCTTCAAAAGCTGTCTGGCGGCGTTCAAGTCACTTGGAGCTGCCTCTCCTGACTCAATACGAGAGATAAACTCGTTAATGAGTAGGCTCTGGAGGTCTTTAAGACGTTCCTCTTGGTTGTTTATTTCTTTCTCCATTCTTTGTAAGTCTTTAATAGTAAATAGCATAGGGTGGTAACCCCTACGGCAATACCAACTACCATATTGAGTTCAGTCAAAGTAAACGACCCTAGCATCCCAATGATGCCTATGGCCGCTGGAAAATGCGTAGATTCCATCACAACGAGGCTATTACAGTTAAGGTTGGTGCGCTAAGAAGCGTGGATTCTGCGTTAGTGTCATCGTTTCCTTCGCCTGTAGACGCATCATCGTCCCACAGCATCAGCTGGTTGAGCTTTACGTTACGGATGTCTGAGGAATACGCCCAATGCCTAGCCGTAAGCTTAAGGTGGCGACTGGCTCCCCAAGAATCAATAGCGCCATAAGGTGCTCCTCCTGATTGATAAGAACTGTCAATAGGGATAACCCATTTAAAAGTAGCCCTGTCTCCGTGTTGACTTGAGTTACCTATTCCAAACTTCGCATTTGTAACTTCAGTATACGAGCCATCAGAAGCTCCTCCAGCCTCTCCTAGCCAAAACTTGAACATACCAAAGGAATTAACAAAAGTGTCATCTCTGCTAATAGTGAAGTTTAGCTCATAAGAAACCCACTTAGTTCCTGAGGGAGGGGTATAATTGAACAAAGAACCACTCACAGTCTCGTGAGTACCAGTGAGCACTTGTGCAGCTGCGCTAGGGAATATATGAGTCCCAACGCCAGTAGATTTCGTCACAGTGTGCCCGTCACAAGGACCTGAAATATACTCCAGAATAGTTCCCGGCGCTTTTGCCGATAAGCCAGTCCCCCCTTTAGCAAGAGGTAGGATACCCCCAAATTGAGCCCCAGATAGGTTCAATGTAGTCGCGTTCAAGGTTACCGTCTTATCACTAAGGTCCAACGTAGAAGCCAACGCCGCTGCTCCAACAGCGCCATCATCAATCTTAGCCGCTGTGACCGAATCATCTACTAACTCAGGAGTATCGACCGAATTGTCGGTCATATGAGATAATTCAACCGAATTCGCTGTAAGCGCTGTAGCACCCGCTCCCCCTGTCGTATGTGCGTCCTCAGCTACCTCTTGAGCCGCAAATAGACCTTGTCTGTAAGCGTTGTCCAAGTCTGCTTCAGCAATTCGTGAGCCTGCTTGGAAGTCAACGATAGGGGACAGTGACGTGGCCCTGTAGATTCGCAGGGTGTCTGATTCAGCCGCACCTGCTCCCCCGCCTGAAGTGGCTACATTAGGAGCCGCTGCTAGGGTGACGATTTTCGTGGTCGTATTTACACTGGATACAACTATTGGGTGCCAAGTAGAACTTACTTTAACACGCACCTCGATGTCTCCGGTGTTGATGTAGTCGAATGTCCAAGGACCGTGGTTTACGTTATCCACCCCATTAGTGCCTGAAGCAGCCGCTCCTAGAGTGATTTCTGTATATGATTCTGCCATTTTTTCTGGGGTTATTGTTGTAAGGTTTGGTAATAAGCCTGTCTCAATTCCGGGTACTCTTCCATCACTTGGTTTTTAGCGTGGTCTGAGTAGAAATTAAGTATTTTAGCTATAGCTCTCTGTCTTGGATGCGTCTTCCCAATAGTCATGTCTGTAGCCGGGGGAAGAGCTTGGTATTTAGGGCTCTCAATTAACGCCCTAATAGACTGCCTAGCAGTTCGCCCTCCAAGATTCATAGTAGAAAGCAGCTCTTGATGCCTGTCGTACGCTGACTGACCTCCGTTAGTGTTTCTGAACTTCTTAGTGTCCAACACGCCGCTCCATATAGAGGGTCTCTGTAAGAACCCTTTACCTATAGAAAGAAGCTCTAAGTCAACAGGGTCTGTTGAAGAGGGAACTTGCTGACCAAGACCAATAAAAGAAGGAAGGAACGGTCCTGTCTTCTTTATCTTTTCTCCCAGCCAGTTCCTTCTTGGTTCCAGCCTAGCCGACGTCACAGGCGTCTCAGGCATATCTGGGCGCATATAGGTTGGGACTTTCTTCATCACATGGTCTAGCAACTTACGAGCCTCATAAATTTGAGGGTCTTTTTCTACTAGGTTTTCTGTCCAAGTAAGCCCCGTAGGAACGAACCCAGATGCGATTTTCGCTAGAAACTCAGGGGCCTTAGTAAGGTCCTTGAAAGTTTCCATAGTTTCGTAAAGCCCCTCTACATAAGACCCGTTAGTGATGTTATTGGTGAATGTCATTGAGATGATTGCGGCTACCTTAGACATAGCCTGCATACCGTCTTCTATCTCTGAGTCAGTCGCAATCATGCCCATCGCTTCGTCTTCTCCCGCTAAAGCAGGAGTCATGTGTACGATATCAGCAAATATACCTATAATGGTAGCAAACGGGTCCATTCTTTGGTAGCTAACCCATTTAGCGTCTTCTCCTTCGCCAACTAGAATAGACCAAGGCCTCTTTCCAGCAGCATCCCACGCAGCTTTAGCAGCTCTAGATTCTGGTGGGGAACCTGTAATACGTTCCTGAATAAGCTCTATAGTGTACAACGAACTTGCCGTCATCATAGCAGCGGTAGTCAGTCTTCCGTGGTGCTCAGCTGCGGCTACCGCACCAGCTTGCGCTTGCGCGTGTAGGTGCTCTTTCGCCATAGCCTCAGAAAACGGCATATCACCGTATTGCTCTTTTAGCTGCTTTTGCCAGCCAGAGCCGTGATTTTTCTTAAACTCAAGCCGCTTCAAAGCTTCTTGGTTTACTCTGTTTTCATAGTCACCCTTTGATTCGTTTTCGCGCTTTCTTTGCCTGAGATACTGATGCGCTTTTTCGTGCTCCATAACAAAGTTTTCAAAATCTTCAGGGGTTTTGAAGTGCTTGTCATCTAGGGGCTTTACCCCCGGAACCACGTTAGGACCATCCGCTCTCCAAGCTTTACGGTCATACATCTCTTTGATTCTAGCTTCGTCTATGTGGATTGTTCCAGTAGGTCCTTCGTCATATCTAATGAAAGCGGGAGCTTGATGTCTTCCGTCTGCCTTCTTTAAAGGTATTTCTTCCCTTTTCACTACAGGTTCGTTCCACTCTGAATTTTCGTATCTTTCCCTAGCGTCCGCTGGAAGCTCCATCCCGGTGTCTTGTCCTCTTGCGGCTTTGGCGTAACGATTAGTGTTCATTATCGCCTGCTCACTGCCTACCGTAAATCTGTTAGGATTAAGACTCAAAGCGCCATAGCCGCCGGGCCTGCCTCTTTTATCCAGCACATCCTGAACATCAAATGCTTGATGTGCTTTGCCCCATCCGGGTAGCGGGATTACCCTGCTCATGGCGAACGTAAGGATATTTGTCGGGGTTCTAACAAAGGGAATAGCGAACGAAAGCCAAGGGTGCGCCATAGCTGTTTTAGAAACCCACCTAGCAAATGGATGAGAAGGATTGTTTGTGAAAGTGTTAACCAAAGCCCAGTCGGTGGCTCTGTTAACTAGTAAGTCTCTCTGCTCTGTAGTCCGGTAGACAAAGCCGTCATCAAGTCTCAGGTTGTTTTCGTAAAAGTGCTCATCCATGTATTCGTCAATAAAGGAGGCTCTTTTTCCAAACCTAAGCCCGTTGTCGTCCGCTGCTTGCGCGGCTTCTTTATAAACATTGGCCTCATTGGCTATGCGCCCTTCTTTGGTCATGTGTGATTCAAAGGAGTCTCTAACGTAAGAGGCTATTTCGTACGGGTCCTTTATGCCTCTCCTGTGCGCCTCCATAGCTAAATCTGCCTTTACGTATGAGCGGTAGTTCCACTGCTTAAAGAACTCATCACCAGCCATGAGGACTCTAGAAGGTCCTGATACAAGATTACCAAACCAATTACCGGCCCTAGTCAGGGGGTCATCTCCGTCTCCGAAGTGCCACCCTGATTTCATATCTTCAAACCTGTTGTCTGAATAAGCGGTGTGCCCAGCAATACTTCTTGGCTCTCCTTCTTTAAGGCTAATAGCGGCATACTTCCATGCCTCCATAAAAGACTCCATGTCGTAGATGGCTTTAATACGAGTTCTTAGCAGGTCAGCATTACCAGTATGCGCGAACTGCGCCATACTTCCCGCAATGACCTCAAAGTCTCTAAAGCCTTTCATAATAGCGCTTCCAACCATGTTAACGCCCCAAGTCACAGGGTTACTGAGCAAAGCGTTGAGATACCAACCCATAGTTCTGGCGAACCCGTTTCTAGAGTCTTTACCTATTTTACCTAAAGCAGCCTCTAGGTCTGAGGCGTTAGTCGCCTGTCTGAGTTCCGCTAGGAATTGACGTTGGCTTCTGGACCCTCTAACTCCCTGCATATAAGCCCTCCTTTCCATAGACTGGTCATAGTCTACACCTTTCATCTTGGGCCTGAACCCTAAGTCTTTTCTACGAGTTATGCCCCTTGTTCCTGTGCCTTCGTAGATGAACTTGCGTTGAAGCATCCCCAGCGAAAGGTGGGTTCCGTACTCAGCCCACAGTTCTTTAACAGCCAAGAACTTATCGAGGTTTGAATACACCTCAGTAAGCAACTCCTCGTAACCGTATACCGCCTGCTTGGCCACCCCGTCTTCCATGATATCAAAAGTGACGGTGCCCTTTGTCTTCTTCGCTTTCTCGGCTCTCTTAACCGACTCTCCAACCTCTTCAGCTAAAGTAGTGTAGAGCTTGTGAATCATGTCTTGTTCCGCATAGATTCTTTCCAAAGCGTCTACGTTACCTCTAGCCTGCTCTAGGCGTTGGTGAACTAGGTCCCTGTCAAAGACATCCCAGTGGTCTTTATCGACAAGAGACTTCTCCACCCTGTCGAATGTTTCTTCCGCATTTCTAGAAGGGCCATGCAAATCATGGCGTTTCTCGACCGCTTTACGCGCAAGAACACGAACTAACGCAACTAGTCCTTCATTACTATGCACCCCAGAAAGAAGCTTTCTTCCTGCAAGAATTGCTTGGTCTCCTGTTCCTGTCAGGAAGTCGTCACCAGCTTCGCTCACAACTTTAGTTACTAAGCCTTCGATGTCCGCAATGACCTCTCCCGTGTGCTCTCCAGCTTCGATAATGTCTTTGGCTATCTGCCTCTTGGTCGATAACGCCCCGGCAACGCTAGGGATATCTAGGTCACCAAACTCAGACAAGAACTCATTAAGTTCTGCCTCGCTTAGGTCGTCCACCATGTCCACGGTAGCATCCTCACCCTTTATCTTAGGAAGTGGGAGTTTCTTGGGAGCTTCTCCTCCCGCACCACCTACAGGGAACTCGTCAATGCCTTTCCTGCTTTGATTGTCTATTTTGGCCCCAAACCTCTGCTCAAACTTAACATTATCTGGGACTTCCCCTGCCGCATGATACATACGAGCCATGTCATCCCCGCTCCACCCGCTGAGTCCCTTTTTAGCGCTCTGAGCTACTAAAAATTCTTTTTCAGGGTTAGCTCGGGCTGTCTCATACATCTTCCTGATGTTAGAGACGAGTTCTTCCTCTGGAATAGATTTTTTAGCGCCCGGTTTTGTTACGGTAGGCAAAGCATAAGATTCTCCTTCAGTTCCTTTTTGAAGACCTTCGCCCTGTCCTTTAACATTCCATTTTCCTTGGGTTCCGTCAGGTAGCTCACCATAACCCATCTCCCGCCATCTATTACCGCTTACATTAAAGCTGGCATACCCTGCGGAACCTGCTCCGTGAAATCCTCTATGGTTTGAGGTAAAGACAAACACTTGGTTTTCTTTTAGTTTATCCACAAGCCCTGTGTAAGTATTAGTCGGCTTAAACCCCCTTCTAGGAGTCTTACTTACCCCTGCTTCGTCCAACCACGCCTTAATAACCTGAGCGTGGCTTTTCTCAGCCTTAGGCTTGTAGTAACCAAGCTTTCGCCCAACGATTCCTTCTAGCTCAGCCTTAAACGCTGGGTCTTCTTCAATACGCTTCAAGAAGGCTTGCTTGAACTTAGCGATGGCTTCTTCCACCGTTCCTTTGCCTCCGTTCCCTTTCCATTTGAATGGGTTCCCCAACCACCCCGGCTCTCCGGGTTTGGTGTTATTCATGTGCCTTCCCTGAGGGCCGCGCATGACGGAAATAGCGTCCGGGTCGCTGACAGGGACAATCTTACTAGAAGTCTCTTGGGGCTTCTCGCCTAATGAGGTCAACTGCCTCCCAGCTGCCGACTGGGCGCTGGTGTGCGCCGCTTTGCGTCGCTTAATAAAGGCGGAGTCTTTGAACAGATTCTGGATGGCTTCTTTGCCTTCATCAGAAAGATTCCTAGAGCCAATACCAGCAAAGCTGTCCGACAAAATAGGCCTCTTTCCTTCACCGGATTTACCCCAAGTGGTGCCGTCCCAGAAGTGCCAGCTATTAGTGTTCATATCAAACACATGAACTTCTTTACCCATGTCTACGCCCATCTGGGTAGCCCATGCAGTTCCTCCCTGCACCTGTCCGTTTTCAATCCGCCCCACAGCAATCACTTGGTCAACATCCTTAACCTGAAAATAATTCCTTCTCAGGAGATTGTTGACGTAGGCGCTTCCTGCTGGGAATTTCCTCTTAAGAGTCTTGTTTGCTCTCTTAAGGTGCTCGTTGGCTTCCTTAAGCTCTTCGGGAGTGTGCTCCACTCTCCGCTTGTTACCAGCAGCGTGTCCTCGAAACGAATGAGCTTTAACATTCATTCCTGCCTTCTCTGCCATCTCTTGGAACACTGTGTCAGCCCCACTGGCTCCTCCAGAGTGCATTGTGGGTCCTGAGGGCTCCTCAACACGAGCTGGAGGCGCTTCTTTAGGCTGCTTAGCTTCAAGCTCTGAGCGCACCTTGGTGAGCGCTTCGGGGAACTTATCCCTCCAGATGCTTCTGTCCCTTAGGTGGGTAAGAGTCTTTCCTTTAGTTTTAAGGAGCGCTTGAGAAGCCTCTGGATTCTGCTCGAAAGACTCCCTAATAAGACGCTCCATCAAGCCTACATTAGTCTCCTTGTCAGCTTGTAGCTTTCCTCTTATTTTAACGCCGCCTCTATTCCACGCAGGGTTACTGTATGTAGCGTCATCAAACCGCCCTGACTTTAGCGTCTGGTATGCGTGTTCTACGCTTTTGTATTCCTTTCCTTCATACGTAAACGGTCTAGGAGCTAAGTTGCTGAGTTCTTTGTTTTGACCCGCACCATACCAGACATCTAGCGTGTCCTCGTTACCTCCGAATGGTAGCTCATCTCCTCCCAGACGCGCAGGAGCCGGGAGGGCACCGTTATCTCTCAGATACTGTTCGTGCTTCATCTGAGCCTCAAAATCCGCCATCTCTCGGAGCATTTCTGGGTCATCTGAAACAGCCTCTACGAACTCTCTTTCAGCTTTTTCGATAGCTTCAGCTTCGTCCATTCCTTCGTGAACAAGCTGATTCTTGCGTCTGATTTTACCGATAGACTTTCCAATAAACTTAAAAGCTCCCGCTCTACCCGCTATATCAATGACACCACCAACAGCTGTACCAACAATACCGCCTTCAATAACATTCTTAAGGCGTTCTTCCATTTCACTGGAATCTTGTGTGGGGTCATACGCTAAATACTGAACCAAATCATTCTCAACACCCATCCCCTGTAGCAGATTCGACAGGCGCGCTTCTTGCCCTTTGAATGCTACAAAGTCAGACACGGCACCTGCATAACCCCAAATAGCAGCGGTCTTAGCTGTCTTCTTCATCTTAGCTAAGCGCTTAAGGGTTTTTATATCAAGAGACCTATTCCCCTTAGCCAAGGGAGCGATAGGCGCTGGTACTTTTCCGCTAAAGGCTGCTTGGTGACCGAGGCTTTTCTGCGCTCGCGCCTTACGAAGAGTACTTGCCCTCTTGGCGAGCTTACTTCCTTTATTCAATTTAGCGGCTTTAGAAACCCATCCTGCGGTCCCCAAGCCGGGGATTAACCCTATTCCAAATTGAACAAGGTTTTCACCAAAAGACCCTACAACGGTTTTTGATTTCCCAAAGACGCTCCAGTCTTCTCTGTCCCACTTAGAACCAAACAAACCAGCAACACTCTCAGCAAAGCCCTCCACACCTCTCAGCGCAAATAGGCCCATATCTCCTGCAACATCCCCAAGACCAATTTTGTCGTCTTCAGTGCTTGGGCTCTGAGTTTTATCTGCGCGTTCTTCGGTAGGAGGAACAGCTAAGCCAGCAGAAGCAAGGGGCTCTTCGCTTTTTTCTGCGTTTACCCCCTGCAAAGGGCTTCCTTTAGCTGTATTGCTATAAGACGCTGTGGGGATTATTGAGCTACCCTCTGCTACTCCTTCAGGATTCGGGCTGGAGTTCTTAAGGTTTTCTTCAAAGAGAGAGCCTGTAGTAGGGAATTCTGACATTATTCTTTTTATTTAAAATCTAGTTTTTTGCCGGTAAGGACTTGGCTCCGCGCAATGGGATGGTCATACTGATACATTATAAACTCTTTAGGGGTCTCAAAGCCGTAATAGTTCGTTAGCTGCTTCAGCCCCTCCGGTTTCAAGTTAGTGGCTTTTATAAAGGCGCTCTCGTTTACGGATTTGATGCTACCGTCAGCGTCTCTTTTAACGACATTTTGAGGTAAATTAACGATGGGAGGTCTAAGTATTTTCAGCTTATTCAAGCCCACTCCGTTATCCATATACAAGTAGGGCGCGGTCTGGCGTGTAGTTCTTTCTCTAATATCCTCTGGGAGTCTTATTCCCTTAGTAGGAGTCCCTATCCAAGTACCCTTGTACTTCCAATCACTGGGGTGCTTTTCGGGGCGCTTACCGCGTTCACTATACAGTTCGTCAGCAGCCTCGTTCCAATAAGATTCTTGGGTATCAATAACGACGTGCCCTGTAGACTTGTTGTTTACAATAGAGGTGCTCATGTAGCCTTTCAGGTCTTCTATGTTCACTCCATGTGCCATCTTTTGCTCCCAAGCTCTTTGCTGCTTAAAGTAAAAAGGATAAAACTCTTTCATTGCGGGGAAGTTTTCCCTTCCCATTTGCGGTGGAGAGTTCGTCACAGCGCCATACCCTGTTTTGTATAAATCGATAATACCTCTTCTAGCTTCTCTTTCTAAGGTCTCATATCTTTCGCGCCCCTTAGATAGAGAATCTAGAAATACGTCAGCCTCTTCTGCTTTCTGGGTAGGCGTAACGTCTGCCCCTTCTTTAACTCTTTTTATAGCTTTATCGTTAAAGGACTTAAGTAGAGCCCCTAAGGAGGGTTCATTCTCCATAGTGGAAGGATATATGTCCTGTCTTTCCCACCAAGGTATAGCACCTTCGTTAGCGCCAAATTCCTCCTCAGGGCGTACCACCGAGCGATGCTCGTTTCGTAGTCCTTCTAAGGTTCCTTTTTCAACTGAAGCAGCTCTTATCTCTTCGATTTCCCGCTGTCTCTCCAAAGATTCCTCAGTATACCTAGCAATGTCAGCGAGCATCCTATCGCCATATATTTCACTTAGTATGGGCATTAAATCTTTCGCTGCCTGCTCCATATCCGGCGTAGTACCGTGTTCGCTTTCGTATTCGTTTAGATAGTTTTCAACAGCGTTGCGGCTTGCTGCTTTTCTGTTAGCCAAGGCGGGACCATACACTTCTTCTCTTAGCCTTTTATCGGAAAACTGCTTAGCCTTCACCTCATCCGGTACATCTCCCTCTCCGTAAGGACCGTCTTTCCCTCCGAAATCGCCAAGAGATTCGGCGGCTTGTCGGGATAATTCTATACCAGCCTCCCTTATGACCCTTGCAATGTCGCTACCTGTATACCTGCCCCCGTCTTTTGGTAGGAGACCATATTCAGGTTGGTTTTGAGGAGTAAGGCGCTTGAGAAGAGCTTCATAAGTACCCTCCTTGTTATTAGCAAAAGTCGCATAGTTATTAGCGATAAACTGAGCCACTTCAGAGCGGATATACTCAGGTGCTGCTTCTATTTCCTCTAGTAGCACTTTATTTTGCTCTGTGAGTTCAGTAGGGAACACACTCCTAAACAGCGCTGAGGTAGGCGCAGAGGCCTGCTGAAGAGCGCTTATAGCCCTGCTAGAATTTTCATCGACACTAAGCCCTCTTGCGCTCCACGCAATAAAGGGAGCTAGTTGATTCGTTAAGCGAGACGCTTTCTTTCCGTCTTTTGCTATTCTCTTTTCCTCCTGCTGCTCTTCTGCGAGTAGTATTCTATTTAACTGGGTTAGATACAAACTACTCTCAGAGAAAGGAGCGTCACTCCTGTATTTAAACTCTGGGTCTTTGTCGGGAAGACGAAGAAGAAACTTAGCGGTTTCTAATGCAGCTGGGTTGGCTTCTGATTGTGCTAAAAGGTTGTCAACATACAATTTAAAGAAAGCGTCTTTCTGTTTAAGACTCCTTCCTTTAAGGGTGTTCCACCAAGGAGCTTCCAGCGCGGCTTCATCCAATACAGACCCTCCTGCACTGAGTATATCACCAAGAGTTTGTTCCGCCTGCTTGATATCATCTATGAGGACTTCGCCCTCTAAAGCGGCAAACAATTTAACTTTTTCGGTTGGGACTACAGTTTCAAAGACCCGCCTAGTTCCCACGTTAAAAGCTCTGTCAGCAGTGCTTCCTAGCTCAATGTTATGTTCCCCTTTGTAGCGTTCAGTAAATTGGATAACGAACTCATTATAGTCTTCCTCGCTGGGTCTAAATTGAACGCCTTCTTCGCCGCTTCCTTCAGCCCATTCTTGTAGAGCCTCGGTTAGAGCGGCTGGAAAATCTCTAGCTACCTGAGCCCCTCTATACAGCTCTCTTCTTTCGTTTTTGACTACAGGGTCTTTTTTAGCTTCAGGAGTTTGAGCCTCCTGTTTAAACATCTCGTTCTGAGCGTCTGTCCTAATTTTACCTATTTCGTCTACAAACTCCGCTTGCTCCCGCTCCGCTCGCTCTCTTTCCTCAAACGACATACTAGCCCAGTAGTTCGCTTCAGCAGCTTCCGCTGTCATCTGCTCGGCCATGTCCATCTTGGTCGCAAGCTCTCCAATACGAGCATCCATAGCCTGCCCTTGAAGCTGGGAGAGAGCTGTTTGATGGTCTATCTGAAGACCTTTATGTTCCATCTCAAGCTTCTTGTCCTCAAAAGCTTTCGCTTGAGCTAACAAACCACTCACTTGAGAAAGAGCACCAGACAAACGTCCTAAGTTAGTTTGAGACGGTGTGGGTGTAGCGGCGACCGCAGTAGACCAACCACCCCCTCGCACGGGAACGGGGGATAACTTAAAAGCCTCTCTACTGAAACTTTGCGGCTGCACGGGGTCATCTGAAAGACCCAGTTGCTTTGCTAGGGATGTTCTTTTAGCCATTTTATCTTGCTCCTGTCGCTCTGTTTACGGCTTGGATGCGGAACCTATTAAAGGTCTCTCCGGTTATTCCAGCGCTCTGCCTCGCCATCGTGCGCGACTGAATCCCTCTTGCCGTCTGCTGGTTCCAAAGCCCACGCTCTCTAGCATATAGGCCACGCTGCATTTGGCTAAGCTCGGCATTCTGGAATACAGCAGACGCCTGCATGGCGGTATTCAGCGCTGTCCCTAAGAAGTTAGGTCTGTCGATGGGTTTGTTAATTCTTGTCATGTTCTGTACATATCCTAGCGCTCCTCCTCTGATTCTGTGCGCTCTAGAAAGTCTCCTCATCTGCCCTTGCTTGTCTAAAGCGGTCTGGTAGTTAGCGTTAGCTTGCATGAAGTTAGCCACAGCAAGCCCGGTAGCATTACCCTCAACCCCACGCTCTTCGGCGCTTGTTATAATTGTACCTATGGCTTCTTGCGCTTCTCGTGCGGCTTTCTGAGCTTCAAGAGCATCTGCTGTATCTTCTTGCCCTTCCGCTATGCGTTCAGCACTAACTTCGTGCTGCCACCTCTTCATCTCGTTAATGGACGCTTGATACTGAGCTTTTTCTTGTGCTCTCGCTGCTTGAGCTTGGGAGGCGTAATTAGCCACCCCAGACACAATCGTCAGCGCTGCCTGAACCGCAGGGGGTAATACTATACACATAATCAGTTATTTATTTATAGTGAATTTAATAAAGGTTTGGTCGTCGATGCTAAAAGGCTCACTGAAAGAAGCTCCGCACCATTCAAGCCACTTGAGGCATACAAAGTTTTCTGAGTGTATGTAGTTTGAGACCTGCCCATACAGCTCGGTCAAAGCCCACACCCACTTACGACAATGACGAAGAAAGTCCTTGGAGTAAGCCTCCACTTCAGGAGAACCTAACATCCATATATAAGGCTCCTCTTTTTTACCAGAGCCGAATATAGCCATAACATTCTCGTCCTTGGTCATCACCGTCATCGTGATGTCGTCATGCAAAAAGGCGTTATTAAGTGCGTTCTCCGGGTTGCTCTTAAAGCAGGCAACCTCAATCTTATCCATCTCCCTGAGATTCTCTTTAAGCTCATCTATGTGAGCCTGTGTGGTCATCCTAATAGTGTGACCTTCTGGAGTAGTCTCAACAACGCTATCCATATCTTCTGGAACGCTGATGCACAAAAGACTCAAATTCTGCGCTCTGAAGGTTACAGGGCGCAGCAGTGGCGTTCTCAATGGTTATAGTGGTTCCTTTAGGGTCCGTAAATACAGGGAACCTGAAGCTATTCGTTTCAAGAGGCATAGAGCCCTCTACTGTAGATTGAACTATAGTAGCGTTAAATGCGCTTTCTGAAGTGTCTCTGAGGTCTGGAGTGACCTTAACAACAAAATGAGACGTATCCGTAAAGAAGATGCTTCCATTCCTGATTAGCTTTCTGCCCACGTTTGTCGGGCTAAGCTTATCTCCAGAAGGGGCTCCAAAGAATTGCTCTGAAAAGGTGTACTTCATTAAGTAAGGAATACCAACATACACTTCATTACCGGGGACACCTAAACTAAACTGAGGGGTAAACCCTCCAGAGGTGTCCGGTTGAAAGTATTTAAGGGTCAGACCAGCGATGGTAGCTCCCGCCGCTAAGGGTGTATTGTTCGTTATAAAGCTGCGGCCTCCATATTCTCCATCAGCGTTATACAGCGTCACACCAGCGGGTAGCCCCGTAACAAAAATGTTAAAGGACGGAACTGTTTCTGAACCGTTATTAGTTACGCTTAGCGTCTGCGTCCAAAGCCCGGTGTCCAAATCAAGCCCTGTTTCTGAACCAGCAGGAAAACTTGAGGGGGTTAGGCCGGATGTTGCTAGGTCTAGCGTCACGGGTACGCCTCCAGATACTACTCCATCTTTAAAAGTAATTAGGGTGGAAGAACCATCTACCGTAGTCTTAGTGTTCTGGAGTAATAGCCCGTCCTTAGTATACACTTCAAAGGTCTCGCCCTCAGCTAAGAGATAAGGGACAACAATAGTCGGCTCAGTAGCGTCTGCCTTAAACTCACGCTCTACCCTGCGGTCTAGGTGTGTGTTGAACCCAGAGGGGTCTCTGTATTTGTTCTCCAAAGGCATCTTCAACAGATGCGTCTGCCCCTTTACCGCCTGAACGATAAACAAGTCAGCGTCTACGAAACATAGGCCCCTGATTCCTCCCCCGCTAATAGTAAACTTACTCCATGAGCTAAGAATCTTTTCGTTACCGCTGAAGAAATACTTATAAATGTAAACGTCCGTCCCATCAGTCAGGGCGAGTAGTTCCTCAGAAGCCGCGCCTGACATCGCCACTAAGTTCGTGGGAATATACTGAGGAACGTGAGAAGTGACTTCGTTAGCGTCATACACGTCCCTATCGACGGTCATGGTAAACTCTCTAACTCCCGTGAAACTTCCCCTTCTGAAAGGAAAATAAATATAAGAGCCTAGAGATACTGGAGCAACGGAGCTGTCGCACTCATACTCGGTAATAGGGTTTGCTGATACAGTCTTAATAGTAAGAAGGTCTCCCCCTCGTAAGACGAACTGCCCAAATTCAGAGAACATCACAAGGTTGTCCTGAAAAGGAACTGCACTCATTAGGTTAACTACATGAGCTGAAGAAACCGTAACGTCGATTGTGTCGTTATCTAACAACGAAGCTACGGACATCCTGTAGAAGTTGTAATGCTGGATGTCATTAAGAGCATCATAAGAGCCGAACTTAACTTCGGTTAAACTAACTGAAGCCCCAGAAAGAAATCCAAGTCTTCCTTTAAAAGAGAATACCCCAGTTATCGTGCTTCCCACAAAAGAAGGGTCTGGGTTGGTATTATCGTCTCCAGCCAGTAGCCCATCTAAAGGCATATGCCCAAGCTCAAACACATTTTCAGCTGTGCTCCTGAGCATCAAGGGCATCGTGTTAATGTTAAAATGGTTAGGAATATTTGCCCCTCCGATTTCATACCAGCTGCCTTGCCCTATTTCTCCATCAGGGGTGGTTTCATCGGAACCCGCAGTAAGAAACTGGACATACCTATTGTCTGTTTGCTCCTCTAGGTCCCCTGCGATTTCTACTTTATACCTATGGGGAGCCACAGTTGGGAGGTCTGTGAGAGCTGTGACTGACTTATGAACCACGCCTACCCCTTCTCCTCCCATGCTATCTACCGGATGTATTGTCCAGTTAGGTGAGTCAGGTCCTGTTATCTTACCTATCTGTGGAGCTAATAGGTCGGCGGTGAACCCATTAGCGTTAAGGTTCCCTAATCCATTATTAGTCCCAACCGCTTCGGTGTGCTCAAGCTCGCCTTGTGCATCATAAACCGTTTCTGTGTCATTGCTAAATAACCCTGCCAATATAGTGTCTGCTTGCGCGTTCTTAGCTGTGTTAAAGAATTTACCATCAGCTTTCCTTTGGGACGCTCCTGAATACCAGTGATGCTCGTGGGGAGAATTAGCATCTCCGTCTATGTTGATACGCACTCCGTATTTCTTTTCGTAGTCTCCCTGCTTGATAAATACTAAAGCGCTTTTGTCTAGTGGCCTAGTTTTAGATATAGGGTCTTTGCTTACGGGTTTTTTCGTATTCAGTACATAGGTGACATCCCCAGTAGTCATCAAGCTAAGGTCGTCTTTAGGTACTGTAGGAGTAACGGAAAGAGTAGCTACTCCTTCTCCACTGTTATCAGTAAGGTAACTATCGCTATCTAAAACTAAGTCAGAGTTCGTCCCTGTTATAGTGTATTCTATGACGCTCTGTAGCTCTCCTTTTGTCGTATCAAAGAGTGTTATACCATCTTCTAGGCTCTCTATTTTGAGTATATTTTTGTCTTCTCCATCCCCCACTGCCATTAAGTTGTAGCGTTTAGCGCTAGTCCACCCACCACCTACAACCTTTAAAGTCCCCACTGGTGTAGTTCCATCATCATTGGCGGCTATAACTAAAGGGCACTGTGTAGTTATTTCTATGTCAGCGCTACTCGGCGCTCCTGCGTCGTCGTTTGTTATTGTAAAGGAGTTTACCAGTCCTCTGTATTTCTGGTCTATTCTCGTTTGCTTTCCTGTAGTTAGATTATAGGCCGAAATTGTCTTATTGTCCGTGCCTTTAATAATAACAACATACCGCTCATTATTATCCCTTTCGATAAAGTGAACCTTAGCATTAGCATCTAAAGCAACTTCAGTTAGCAGGGTAGCAACGTGCTGAGTAGCTGGACGCTTCTGTAAGCCATCCACAACGCTCGACAAGGCGTTCTCTTGCTCGGCGCATTGGCCGGGAAAGCGTACCGCATCAGGCTGCTGAGAGACGCCTTGGATGAGGTTAGATACCGAAGAGTTAATCAGAGGCATTTTATGAAATTACATTGTATTTACGATTAACTCCCAGTCTGTAGTAGACATCAGAGCTATCGAAAATGGTCCGGTCAGAGGACTGAGAATCAAGTTCCTGAAGACGCGCCCGCGCTTGCATCTCATCAGCAGCAATGAGCGATTCAAGCTCACGACTACCAACAATACGCCCTTGGAACACACGAGACGCTCTGAGGGTTATATAACGTCTCGCTGGTTCTGGGAGGTCATCCCATGCCAGCTGCTCGGTCAAATCAACTTCAACAGTGGATGTGAAGATAAAGGTTTTGTCTTTTCGATTATATAAATACAACCCCCTTTGGACGTAGTCGTCTGACTTATCCACCGGGTCTACAAACAAAGTGTTGTCTGGCAGGCGCAGCTTACCGTCTGCCTCAAGAATTGGCTCATACTTACTAATCGTGTTGAAGTGCCATTCCTCAGTTTGAACTTCTTTTGCGATTTCACGTAGCGTGGTCAAAGCGATACTTCCCGAAATAGGAAGAGCAGCTGTGTCGGCTAGGGAGTTTACGGGAGCTTCACCAATATGCCCAAGCATTTGGTTTACGCTTTCGAGTTCTGTAGTTAGAGCCATAAGAAAAAAAGGGGGCCTCCGCAGAATAAACTACGAAGACCCCCTCAAGGGTTATTGGGTTGATTACTCAACAATACGGAAAGCAGCCTCAGGCCGCAGGACTCCGTGACCCATTGCATACTTAGCCAGCATGAGCGTGGCTTGCTTAGACATTGAGTATTCGGATTCCACGGCGAGGTCGAGGAGCTTCACGGTTCCGATTGCGGACGGGTGTCCGGCAAGGAACTTGAGGGTGCTCAAGTCGCCGTTGTAGCCAGTAGTGCCACCAAACGGATTGTTAGCTGCGCCACCAGTCGCTGACGTATCATCACTTTCAAGGTCTCCAGCGGCATTACCGCGCAGGTCTTCAAGGTGATTACTGACAACGATTCTAAGACCGTGAATCGACGGAAGCGATGCCGAAGCTACGTTACCGCCGGGACCGAAGTCGCGGTTAATCGCCACAGTGTCCGCACCCAGAAGGGCGTAGAACTCCTCTGGAGGAAGAAGAACAAATCGACCCTCTTTCGGGAGGTCGTTTTCGTCCATCTTCTGTGCGATTGCACCAAACAGCTTAACAATCTGAGCGGCTGTAGCTGTGTATACTTCTCCCAAAGTAGTACTAGCGTCTACGGTGGTTCCAGCTGGAGTAATACCATCGATATTGGCAGCACTGTCAGCAGCAGCAGCAAGCGTCTTCATGGTCGCCAAGTCGAAGCGCTTAGCAAGAGCACGACCAAGCTCAGTCGCATATACGGACCTGACCTCGTAGTGGTTCTTAAGCTCATCGATGTTAGCGATGGAAGTAGCCGCCAGAAGTACATCATCAATACTGATGGTCTTCTCGGTATGCTTGATGGTCTGGTTGTAGGTAGGCGAGGTGCCTCCTTCTTCAAACACATCGTGACCGGGAGTATGGTACTTAGCGGTTGCGGTCCCAATTACAGGGAATTGGGCTGTCTTACCACTCGAAATAGTCCGAATGGTGTGGAGCGCTTTCATCACGTTCGCTTCTTCAAAGGTCGTCAAGACCTCGTTTGCGAACACCTTCAAGAACAGCGCATTATCTTGGTCGAAGCTTCCGTCAGTAGTCAGGTTTACACCAAGACGCGACGGCTTCAAAATGCCTTCATTAGCCATTGTTTATAGTCCTTTCTTTAAGGGGTTAGAATTTAATTTACCGTTTCAAGTCGTTCCGTTCACGCCGTTCGCTCTCTAGTGTTATCCTTTCGGGCACTTAGGCTACTAATTCGCTACTAATCGACAGGAAATTCTTTATACCTCTAGCGTATGCTCGCGCTAGAAGGCTGCGGGAAGTAGAGAACATTCTCCACTCTCGTTCATTAGAGCCAAAGAAAGGCTCACATATCACGGCAGGGCACTTGGTTTTTACCAAGAAGCCTCCACCCCGCGAAAATCTTTGCATGGGCTTAATGCCCCTATTCTTCGTGTTGTATTCTACAATAACTTCTCTCTGAAGCATTGTAGCTAAGCGTTTCCCTTGTGCTGAGCTGTGGTAGTAAAGCATCTCACAGCCTGATGCTGTAGGGGATGCTGAGTTAAAATGCAGCTCTATAGCCAAGGTTACTTTGTCCTCTGCCATCTTGTGCGCTATCCAGCGCATGGCGCTTCCGTAGCTGCTGCCTTCATACTCGTCATACAAAATAGACGAGACACCCTCTTCATACAGGTGCTTTTTTAAGAGCGCCCCTAAGCGCACGTTGTAGAGCCATTCATTTACCCCAGTCACGCTGAGCGCTCCTGCGTCGTTAGGTCTAGAGTGACCAACACAAATACCAACAATATCACCGGGACTCAAGGTCGTTGGCGTATCGGAGGATTTCAGCGATTGTTTCTTTTTCTTCAGGAGAGAAAGAATGCTGTTCCAACTTTTGAATAAAGCCCGGAATTTCACTCTTCTTAATCGTCGTCGTGCACCCAACGATTGATAAACTTATCGTTGCGCTTATGGCGGCGAGCTTTATACGCCTTAAAGTATTCATCCCTGACCTTAAAGAACAAGTCAGCCAGCTTAGGGAACTGAATCAATAAACTGACAACCAGTTTAACCATTACTTGCTCTTAGCTTTTCCGATGTTCAGGGCGAGCCAGCTCACCACTTTAGATGCGCGAGCGACCCACTTGTTGTCGCTCTCGTTGGGGGTCATAGTGGCGATGAGACTGGCTACAGTCACGATACCTGTAAGGATACCAATGACTTCACCTTTGTTCTCATTAAACCATGTAAGTACTTCGGCCATGTTTATATATTGGTTATAGCTAGTCTACGCTCAACCTCTTTGCGATACGCCGGGTCGGTTTCGTATTTCTTGTTACCGTTTGCATCTCTCTCAGACATTGCCAAGATAATCTGCGCTCTGCTTTCAAAAGGATTACTGCTAGACCCTTGAGTCTTCCCTGCAATAAGAGCTGGGTTAGTGCCGTTGGCGGTGTCGTATTTACCCTTAAGCCAGTCAATAGCCAGTTTGGCTTGCGCCTCAGTGCCTGTTTCGAGAGCTTTATTATAAGCGTCCAGCTGAGTCTCTGTCAGTGATTCAGAGGCCCACTCAGCGATACGCGCATAATTCTCTCTACCTCCAGCAGCAGCCATCAGGCTGTCTTCTTCAGAAGTCTGTAGAGCTTTCTGCCCTTCAATAAACGAATCAACCAACTCACGACTCAACCCCTCTTCTGCGAGGGCGCTATAAGTCATATCGCTCAGCTCTCCGCTTTCTTGCCATTCAGCACTAGCAGCTTCGATTGCCGCTTTTTGCCCCTCACCGCTTTGGCTCTCGTTACCAGCTTCTGTAGGTGGGAGGTCTTCTGTTTCGCTAGGCGCTTCACCTGAGCCAAGTTTTGATTCAAGGTTGTTGTAGGCGTTTGCCAAATCTTCAGGGCTCTTGAACTTTTCAGGTAACCACTCGGGGCGGTCGCCTGATGAGTCGTCTTCTGGAATGTTCTTTGCTTGTTCTTCAAGAGAGATTTCCTCTTCGCTAGGGTCGTTGATTTCGTATGTGTCTGCCATTGGATTACTCCTCTGCTACTTCGGCTTCCTCTTGGGGAGCCATCGCATC